CCCGGCGGGCCGAAAATGAAGCCCAGGGCATGCTCGACGATGAGGCCCTCGATCTGCCAGACGGCATCCGGCATATCGAGGATCTGGTTAGTGTCGAGCAGCTCAAACTGCGCCGCCGGGTTAGCCCTGGCGGCCGCCTCTGCACTGGTGACGGCCTGCTGAAACACCGGCCCAGTAAATGCCGGTGTGGCATTGGGGTTGGGGACGCTGGCCTTCTCGGCCACGTCCGCGTCCCACCTCGCCATTAGGCGTTGCCATTTTGTCCACCACTCCGTTGGCCCGCGCCCTTCCGCCTCTAGCGCCTCCCACTTGTTCTGGCCTGGATGGTCGCGCTGCGGCGCCACCGTGCGCTCGTAGACCGTGTACTCGTCGGCTGCCCTGTCGTGGCTCTCGGCCTCGCTGGGCCGGTCTGGCCGCTCGCGGCGCCAGTTGACGATCGCCGCATGCACCATGTCGCGCATGTGCTTTTCGCGACCGTCGATGATGTCCTGGGCGAGGCCGAATGCGTCCGGCTGGCGCACCGGCCCGGTTGCCTGGGCGATGGCGGCGTTCCACATTTGCGACACGGCCTCGACCGGCGTGGGCGCATTCAATTGCGCCCCCAGCTCCGTTGCCCCGTAGCTGGCCTTGGCGCCGGGCGGGTACAGCAGATCCGTCAGCTCCTCGATGCGGCCATCCTTCACCGGCCACGCCACGCTGCCCGCCAGCCGCATGACGCGGGAGGGATTGGACACGGTGGGGTCGCCATCCAGCTCCCTGGCCTTGGCCTTCAGCAGGAGCTGGGCTTGGCCGGGATCTGTGATGGGGCTGTCCAGCTTCCACCAGAGCTGCGCCCTGGGCGCCGGGACGAGGCCGGTGACCACCACCAGGGTGGGCTTCAGCTCGCCGTACTTGGTCTTGGCGCCTGCCACGGCGCCGGGCTTGTCGAGATCGACGTAGGCGCACGTCAGCGCCAGGAAATCGGCGTCCTTGGCCCTGGCAAAGGGCGCCGTGCCGGGCTGGCGCAGGGCGGCGCCTATGTAGACGTTGCTGCCCTTGGCGTTGGTGACGGCGGCATCCCGCACCAGTATGTCGAGCCGGTTGAGCGGGTAGAGCTGGCCGTGCTTGACGGCGCGATCGCCTGGGCTGTTCCAGGCCAGCTCGATGAGGCCATACTGGAAGACCCCTAAATCACCCCCGAATAGATGGGTTATGTGCGCCAGCATGTTGACGCTGGACGGGACGAGTGGCATTGCGCTATCCATTGGGAAGCCCCTGTTGTTTGATCGATGGCACGGGTCTTAAAAGCGCCGGGACATTCCGCAATGTCCCGGCGTTTATCATTTCAGCTCAGCCGAAATCGCTGGCCGATACTGTCCGCTGCTGCTGCGGCGCCTGCTGCTGTGGCTGTGCGTCCCACGGCGGCGTATTGCCGTTCTGCGGCGGCGCTGCTCTCTGGGCGCCGGTTTGCGGTGCAGCCTGCTGCCCCTGCGGGTAGGCTTGGGCGAACTGCGACTGCTGCGGGGCCGCATGCTGCTGTGGTGCAGCCTGCGTGGCTTGCGCCCTGGGGATGAACACCAGATCGCCGCGTGGCTGCCAGCCAATGATGCGAAACACCGGCTGGTAGTTGGTCGATGACCGGATGCCCTGGCCGGTTGTCACCGGCAGCGTGGCCTCCAGCGTGATGACCGGCAGCAGGCCTGGGTGCTTGTCCTTCTCGGCCTTGTAGTCGAGATAGACGAGGCCAAACCCGTTCCTGAAAGCATCGGCGGTGCCGGTGATCTCGCGGATGGAAGGTTTGCCCTGCGCGCAGTCGTTCGACAGCTTCAACATGAAGCGGACGCCGGACTTGTGCTGGTCTGAGGGCTGCGGCGGGAGCTGGTGACCGTGCGGCACCAGCACCATCGACGGTGCTTGGCCGGGCGTGAACAGCATGTAGCCATACTCGATGTTCTCGAAATCGACGATCGCCGTGAACTTGGGGTTCGTGGTGATGTCGGTTTTCGTCACGCCATAGTTGCCGCTGGCGTCCTGGCCGCGATCGTCGCGAAACATGCGACCGGCTTTGGCGTCGTATCGGCAGATGATAGCAAACGGCTCTCCGTTGCCGCCGCCTTTCCGCATGGGTAGTCCAAATGCGTCTAGTACATTCGACATGATGTCGTCTCCAACGCAGCGAAAGGCTCGCTGCCAGCCACACCGGATATCCCGGTATTGGATTAGATCGCTTGGCTCGGTGCCACGCGCTCGTACAGGTTTTGCCTCCGGGCATTTGATTTGACGTTGGTGTTAGGCACCCTGGTCACCAGCTCGCGCAGCAATCCTTTTTTCTTAGCGTGGCCCCAGCACGATCCCCAAGCGTTGTGATGCTTGGGCTGTACGCCTGTCCACACCTTGCTGATGCTTTCGCAATTGCCAATCCAGCCTATCGGCAGCGCCAGGATGTAGTGAAAGAATTGATAAGAGAACGTCGGGTTGTTGTCAGCGACCAGCTTCATGCCATCGTCGCGGCGCCTGCGGCCAGCAAACAAATCATACTGCCCGCTGCCGGTCTTCTTTCCGCCTTTGCCCTTCTTTGCCATCAGATCCCCCACACCTGAAAGGCCAGCGCCCTGGCTGCCGGGTTTGCCCAGTAGAAGCTGTCGATGTCCGGTGCAGTAATATCAACGAAAAATTGCGGATCGTCACTAAGGCTTCTGAATTTTTCGATGCGCTTGGCAATCGCTACCAGGGATTGACGATGTTCACTGATGTTCTCCAACCCATAGACCTCCAGCTTTTTCGGTGTGACGTAGGCGATGCGGGCTTGTGCGTTGCCTGCCGTGTAGTGCGCCACTTGCCGGGCGTGTCCCACCTTGATCTGCCCAGGCATCTTGTCGCTGGTTTTCAAGTCGAGCAGGATGCCGTGCTGCTGCCATTCATAGTCGTAGAAGCCCAGCATGGGCAGCGTCAGGCCCTCGTAATGCCGCTCGATGCGGCCCTGCATGCCGGTTGGCTCCCCATACTGCCGCAACTCGGCCAGCGCCGCCCGCACCATGTCTGGGATGCTGGCGCGGTACTTGTCACGCCGTGGATCGCCGTTCAGCGCCGTCAGCGTGTCGAACTTGGTCAGCGCCACGTCGATGCAGTCCTTGACCGGCTGGTCTAGGTTTTTCAGACCGCACGTCAGGCCATCCTCGACGGCCACGCCACGGTGCGCCGGGACGCCCACCGGCTGCTTGAGGCCAAGGATGACCTCGCACACCCACATAGCTGGCTGGGCTGCAAACAGGTTGCACTTGCTTGGCGAGTGATGATCAAATGGCGGCAGCATTTTCTCTCCGTTGTTGTGCGTGATGGACATAATAGATTGCGAGCAAGGCAGCCTCTGCGCGGCCTGCATCTTTCTTGCGAGCGAAGGCGTCGGCGCAAGAGGGAAAGGTGGCAATAGCCAGTGTGCGCGCCTGATCTTTGGCAGCCTTGCCGCCGGGAAGCTTCATAGCCTTCTTCCACTGGCTGGGTGTGATCAGCACGATGGGGACGTTGCTGAGAGCGCAGACTACTTGCGCCGTCGTAAACGCCGCTGAGAAACGCCACGCCTGCATGACGCCATCGCGTGGCATTGGACCCACGCGCTCGATCACGGCCACGTCAGGCGCGTGGCGCTCGATGACGAGGCGCAGCGCGGCAGCGTTGACGGCGCTGCCGACTGTCGGCATGTCGTAGACCGCCACGCGGCCAGGGTTGTCGGTGTAGTAGATTGCGATCGCGCCCGTGAGGCCGGGATCGATCGACATGATGCACGTCATAAGCCACCCGGCGCGTGTTTGATGGTGTTCGCCATGCGTCGTCCCAGCTCCTTGTTGTCGATCCAGCCACTAGTGTCTTTGACATCGTCGAGGTCGTGCGATGCGACATTGAAATCGTCGAGGATCATATGATCGCGCCCCGGCACCGTGATCAGTATCTGATAGTCGGCCCAGGTGAACTCACGCTGTCCGCGAAAGTGCGTCTTGATCTCGGTGCCGTCTGCGCGGACGTGCGGACGCACCATGTGAAAGATCCGCTTGCGCTGGCCGTGTGCTGTCGCGGTGATGTCGCGGTCCTGAAAGAAGTAACTCATGCGGTGGACGTTGACCCAGAAGGTGGCAGCCATGTCGCCCTTGGTTGCCATCACCCGCACCATGTTGAGCTGCGTCAGTGAGATGCTCTTGACGGCATCGAGAAACACTTCGCGCAGGAAGTGTTTGACAGTGTCGCCGTTGTCTTCAGCCCAGCCGCTGAACATATCGGGGATCTTCCACTGCTTGCGCGGGATCGAGTGATACTCATGGCCGCCGCGCTTGAGCCTGCGTTTGACGTACCAGTCGTCTTCGACCAGCATCCGCAACGGCTCGATCTCCTTGCCGTCCTTGCTGATCCAGATTGCGTAAGACTGCGGGACGCCGTTTTTGCGCGCATGCTTGCGAGTGTCGTAGGGCTTGTCCCACCACACTGTCATTGCATAGGTGTCGCCGCCGCTGATGCGCTCGACCTTTGGCGGCGCCTTGGCGTATTTGGTGAAATACATAAACTTTGGCACCAGCAGCGAACGGCCCTCGACCTTGCGTTGCTCGTACTTTTCTGTCTCCGGGTCTGCACCATAAACAAAGCACCCGAATGCCGGTCGTGTCCGGTTAAACCAGTCCGGCAGTGGTGAGTTGGTTTTCAACTCATCTCCGCTCCACTTCCTCCACTGCCGATCGTGCGACCCGGTGCTGCAATACGGCAGGATGGTTGCGCCGTACTGCCGGTACAGGTGATAGGAGGCATTGTCGGTGCCACGCATCCGCCTGAGATAAACGAAGTAGCGTTCAAGCTGTTGCAGGATGGTGTCGCGGAAGTTGAACTCGCCGTACATTTCGGTTTCGTTGTACAGCACCTCCTGCGCGTCTTCGTGGTGCTTGCCGTGCAGCCAATACGCGGCGTCCTCCACCACGCTCTCGTCCACCACCTCGACCGGCTTCGCCTTCCTGACCGGCGCAGGCCGTGGCGGGGCAGGCAGGCGTGGCGGCAGCTCGCCCTTGGGCTTGACGAACTTGTCATGCCGCCTGCGGCGCCGCTCCAGAATGCGCCGGGTGGCGCGGTTGGGGCTTACCTTGACGGTTTCGGGTGGCGGCGCCGGGGGTGGCGGCGAAGCCGGTGCGCGTGGCTTGAGTGGCGGCAGATGGGTCAGCTTGTCGCTGGGCCGGTCCTGCTGCGGGAACGGCGGCGGCACAGACGGCGCCTTGGAGCCTGCGTCAATAGGCTCGATGGCCCGGTAATTATCGGTATTTACCGGACCACTTTTCCGGCGGCGTAACCTCATCAAAACATTGGTCAATTTGTCTCGCAGCCAATCGACCATCCAGAGCATCAGCGTCCTCCACTGGTGTAGCCCTTGCGGCAATGTTCAGCGCAGTACGGCAGGCCGTCGAGCGGGACGAGGCCGCAGTACAGGTACGGCGGCAGGCCGTCAGTCACCGGCCACCGGCATGTGTGGTTGTCGAGCTGGTCGATGGTTACCTTGCCGGTCACCACCTTTGGCCTGGGCTTTTCAGCCACCGGGTGCCGGTAGATTTTCGGCTCGCGTGGTTTGTTCTTGGCGCGCTCCTTCTTTGGGCCGTTGCGCCGCGCCCGCGAGATGCAGGAGTTCTTGGTGAAGACCCGGTGAAACTTCGACACCATCCTGTCGGCAATGGCGTCGTAGTTCAGCGGCGGCTGGTGCTGCAACAGCTCGTCGAGGTAGGCCTTGGCCTCGTCTGTCCAGGGCGACGTTTCGCTCATCGCTTGGTCTTTCGCTTGGCGACACGGCGCTTGATGCCAGCGGCGAGTAGCTTGCGGAGGCGGGGATGCTTGGGTGGATGCTTGGCCTTCCGCATCGCCCACAGCTCGTCCGGCGCCGACAGTCCCATCTCATGCAGCTTGTCTTTGAGGATGGTGTAGCTGTTGGCCGGAAACTTTCTTGTGGACCGCCAGTGGGAAACTACCTTTCCCGTTGTATGCGTCAGCTCGGCTACGGCTTGATTGCCGCCCAACGCATCGATCACTAACGGTACTGATGGCATATTGCTCATGGTTCCTCGTTCTGAGTTATTTGGACGCAAATTTGCTCGTCTAGATTATTTGGATTATGTTGCAGGGTCAACCAGCGGAGTGCTTATGAAAAAGCTAAGACCTCGGATGACCAAGCTGCCGGGCGTGAAGGACCGGGACGACATCATGCCGGGCATGGCGCATTGGCAAGGCAGCGGCCCAAAAGGCAAATACTGCGAGGGCTGCGAGCATCGCGAGTACTACCACGATATCGATCACCACAAAGGTTGCTACATGTTCTTCAAGCTGTCGGGTGTGCATGGGCCACGCATCCAACTGAACTGGAAGGCCTGCAAATATTTCGAGGAAAAACAGAAATGATGACTAAGGAAGAGACGATACTGCGCGCCAAGCAGGCGATCCGCGAAGGGCGCGTCATCGAAGCTGGCTTCATCGCCGCCATGCTGCCGAATGCTCCCGACACGCTCAGCGAACCGGCGCTGAAAATGGTGCGGCTGGCGTTCTTTCACGGCGCCATGTGCATGATGCAGACCCTGAACAAGGTCAGCGAGCAGAGCGAGACTGTCATCGATGGGATGATGAGCCAGCTCCAGTTTGAGCTGACCACCTTCTTCAGGGACGACAAAAACACCAATAAAACCACGGTAAAACACTGATTTAAGACAGCTTGACAGCCCTGCCTGGATGGCAGTATAAACCGTGCATCACAACGGAGACGACCAATGAACCGCGACCTCAATGACGACCTTTCTGACCTCCTCGGCGGCGAGACTGCGCCGCTCACCAGCATAAAGCAGCCGCCTGCTTCTTACGCGCCGCTTGAGCAGACCGTGTTTGCTGAAGGCTGCCCCAAGTGCCGTGGCACCGGCAGCTTCATCAGCTACTCTGGCCGCAACCTCGGCCCGTGCTTCGCCTGCAAAGGTGCAGGCAAGAACGTCTACAAGACCTCGCCGGAAGCCCGCGCCAAGTCTCGCGCCAACGCCGCTGCCCGCAAGGTCAGCAAGGAGCAGCAGATTGCTGCGGACGCCAAGGCGTTCATCGACGCGCACGAAGCTGAGATCAAGTGGCTGACGATCGCGGGCCAGCGCAACATCGAGCGCAATGGCACCTTCACCTTCCCGCAGGATCTCCTCACCAAGCTGTGGCAGTACGGCTCGCTGACCGACAGCCAGCTCGCTGCCGTGCAGCGTCTGATGGCGAAGGACGAGGCGCGTTCTGCGGAGCGCACGGCAGCAGCTCCTGCCGCTGACGTGTCGGCACTGGAGAAGGCCTTCGCGGTTGCTCGCGAGCGCGCCATGCTGCCGGGCGCCAAGGGCGTGTTCACGAAGCCCCTGAAGCTGACGAGCGGCTCGGTGTCGGTTGCCATCTCCTCGCCCAAGCCCGGCAGCAAGTGGGACGGCATGCTGTTCGTGCGCGATGCCAAGGATGACGAGCGCAAGCTGGGATATTTCAAGGGCGGCAAGTTTTTCCGCCAGGGCGCCGCGACTGATGCGGAGGCCGCTGCTATCCTGACGGTCGCCGCCAGCCCGTTCGATGCCGTGAAGGCCTACGCTAAGGCGTGGTCTGAGTGCGGCATCTGCGGCAAGACGTTGTTCAACGCTGAGAGCATCGAGCGTGGTATCGGTCCCATCTGCGCCGCCAAATACGGCTGGGGGTTCTGATCATGAAGACCAAAATCGCCTACATCGAGATGCTCATTTTCGAGAAGGGGTTCGACCCGGAGGATTTTGGGTTGATCCTCACCATGCTCGATAGCAACGATCGCCGCTCGGCAAAGGAGCAGCTCGACGAGGGCTACCAGCACGGCGGCGGCTGGCGCCCTCAAGAGGGCTTCAAGTTTGACAAGCATACCGGCGCCATGACCTACCCAGGTGACCCGCCGTTCAAGCCTCGCGCAGCCATCAAGCTGCGCCATGAACTAGTGGTGCTGTACCCGTTCGATTACGTCGCCATCATGCCGGACGACAAGAGTACTTTTGAGATCTGCCGCATGGACTGACAGGCTGTCTGGATTGACAGCCTGACAGTGGTCTGATACAATGCTCCTGTTCATCACAACAGGAGCATTTTTCTATGTCTGAAAAACCTAGCCTACGCGATCGCCGCCGCCAGGAGGCGCGTGACGCGCTCTACCGTGCGATGGAGCGGCGCGACCAACTGCTCGACAAGCTGGTCCGCACCACCACGCACATCAAGTCGCTGAAGCACACGCTGAAGCGGCTCAACGTCATCGACGGCATCCAAGTGTCGGCGGTGCGCGTCTCGGTGGCTGAAGGCAAATTGCTGGAGCCGCTGGAGGTCGAGGCAGGCATCACTGACCTCAACGATGACATCCCTGACCTGACGGGTGCGTCATGCAAGTAATCATCACAGACGGTGGGCGCGCATCCAGCGCCCGCTGGCGCGGCAAGGCGAAGGGTGACTGCGTCACCCGCGCCATCGCCATCGTCTCTGGCCGGTCGTACTGCGAGGTCTACGATCGGCTGGCGGAAGGCAACGCCACCCAGCGCCGGTCGAAGCGCACCGGCAAGCGTGGCCGCACGGCTGACCACGGCATCCATACAGACCGCAAGTGGTTCAAGGACTACATGGCTGAGCTGGGCGTCACCTGGGTGCCAATCATGGGCATCGGCACCGGCTGCAAGGTGCATCTGCGCGACGGCGAGTTGCCGCCGGGCAGGATGGTCGTCTCGGTCAGCCAGCACTACACCGCCGTGATCGACGGCGTGGTGTTCGACACCCACAACCCGTGCCGGGGCGGAACTCGCTGCGTTTATGGGTATTGGAAGCTGGTCTAGATTATTTGGCTTCCCCTGGCCGCGCCGCCTGCTAGTGTCGGCGGCGCGGTATTTTTTACCCCACAACAGGAGCTACCATGAAAACAGTCTTAGGCGCCGCCGTGGCGGCGCTCCTACTGACGGCGCCAGCACAGGCGGCGTTCATCACACTCGGCGGCCAGCAATGGACGACTACCGGCGTTGACAATCTGGTGCTGACGCCAACGGTGCCAAGCGGTAATCAACCCCAGAATATCCAATGCGTCATCTGCGGGGACCATCAACCACAGCAGCAGGCCGATTTCGGATATACTGATTTTCACAATACCGGCCAGCCAAACCAAACCCTGACCTACTTCTCCACCAACGTGGCTGGCGGCGGCAACCCAGGCCTTGACGCTCTCGGCATCCCGTATGACGGCTCGTTCCTGCGCGCCTACTTGCTCGCTGGCGGCGACCCGACACTGACGTTCAACATCGGCATCGACACTAACGATACCGGCAACGCGCAGATCCTGAACAGCTTCTTCCTGCTGAACGTCACCACGCACACTGTGCTGTCGGCCTTCACCACGCCGACTGCAATCCTGTCGCAGAACAATGGCACGGGCTTCCCAGACTACACGTTGGGGACGTTCAACATCACGCTGGGGACCGACATCCACGTTGGCGACCAACTGGCGTTCTTCGCTCGCGTGACCAACGCCAACGATGGCCCCGACAGCTTCTTCATCGTCCCGCAAGTGCAGGCGGTGCCGCTCCCGGCAGTCGGGTCCGGTTTCCCCATGCTGATCGCAGGCATTGGCGGGCTGGTGGCGTTGCAGCGGCGCCGGAAGGCACGGCGGCTGGCAACGGCATAAAGACTAACGCCCGGCAGGGAGGGCCTCCTCTGCCGGGCGCTTACTCTGGGACACAACGCTGACGCACTTCGTCTGCCCTTGCATCGTCCATCACAACGAAGCGCCGCGAACATAGCTGTCCGGCGGCAGCGAGACAAGGTACGAGAACGCCCAGATAAATGCGGTAATGACGAGAACGGCGACGATTGAGATCGCTAGATCACGTCTCGTCATCTTCGTCGTCCTGCATCAGGACGCCCACGCCGTTGATAGTGATCTGCACGTCCACACCATCCGGCACTGTCAGCGCCACCTCGATGCGCGGCACCAGCGGCTTCACCACGCTCTCGTCCGGCATGTGAAAGACATCCTGCGGCGGCTTTGCCATGTCATCTCCTGACGGTGCAGCGTTCCATTTGGATAAGGTTTCGCGCCAGTGCGCGGCAGGCGGTTTCGGCATTGAGGGCATCGATCTCGTAGCGAGTGTAGTAGGCAGGGCGCTCGGTCACCACGATGCATCCCGACAGCAGGATGGCGAGCAGCGCCAGGGCGATGGCGTTAGGCATGGATCACAAACCCGAAAGCATGCCAGCCAAGTAGAAACAGCAGCACGAAAAACAGCAAGTTGCTGGCGTGGACAGCCCACGGGAATTGTCCCGGCGAGTAGGTGTTGGTGACCCAGCTAAAGAACCACAGCACCATCAGAACCCAAAACAATAAACCTATCGACATGGCTAGCTCCTCTTGCAAGCCTGGATGAGCTGCGTGATTAGCTCGCTGTTGGCTTTGTCACGCGCACTGGCGTTCGACGCCACGTCTGACATCAGCATTGTAACAAAAACCAGAAAGGCGATGTTGACCATCAACAACGCAATAGCAATCGGATGCCCGGTCATCGAGGCGACGGCAGCCTTCAGGGCTTCGCCAATCGGCATCACGCTAGGCCACCTCTGATGTCGGCGTTGTGCGCGCCCGTGTACACGAACTCGTTTCTGGTGCCGTCCCAATTGCCAAACGAGCAATTGCCCCAGCCGTACACGGCCCAGCCTGCCGGGCCGCCCGCGAAATCGTAGTAGTAGCCGGGTGCGTTGCTGTAGGCAGTCGTACCGGCTTGGCCTGGGCCACCGCCGTCGCCAATCTTGCAGTTGGGGTCCAGTGTGGTGCGGAAGCCGGTGCCGCCGTTCTCGGTCGTGCCGTCCTGGCCCATGATCCACCAGCCGTCCCCAGGCGGTCCTGGCCCACCGGCAGGGCCTGGGGTGTAGCCGCAGCCGCCGCCGCCGTTGAATTGTGTGCCGCCGTTTATGAGCTGCGAGTTGCCGCCGCCACCGCCGCCGCCAAAGATCTGCGCGCCGTTGGTGACCATGTTCATGCCACGGTCCATGTAGATGGCGCCGCCGCCACCCAGGCCGCCGTTGCTGTTGGTGCCGCCGCCCTGGCCGCCTGCGCCCTGGATGCGGCCCTGGATCATCAGCGTCACCGTTGCGGTCGCTGGTTGATCTCCCCAGCCGCCCGGCTGCAACGCCCAGGCGCCGGTCGATGACGCGCCAATGTAAACGCCTGGATTGATGACAAACAGGATCGTGTCTTGCGGCGCAATGGTTGGGCCATACCAAGCATTGAAAGTGGCGCGTAGATTTACGTCAAAGGCGTTGCCGGTCCACGTCACAACCTTTGGCGGCGGCTTCACACCACCTGTTACTTTGAGAAGGCCAGGGATCATCGGCTCATCCAAAGTTGGGGGAGTAGACGCAGAAAATAAAATCTGACGAGTAGACCCAGTAAGATATCAAGTCGCTGCCGCCGCTATGCACCGGCTTGACGCCAGCGTTGGGAAACTTCCAAGCCGTTCCCCAGTAGGTGATAGTGCCGTAGTTGTAGATGCAGCCTTTCTGTCCCTGCTTGGCGTTGATGGGGTTGTAGATGTTGCCGCCGGGGATGACGAAATCGAAGCCCTGCGCGAAATCAATCTGTCCACTCTGGGCAACGCCCACTATCCCTGCCGCCGCCCATACCGCGCCCGGCGTCAGCATCTTGCCGGGCGCTGAGTTGCTCCTGAACTCGGCAGCCGTTGCGGCTACCGGCAGCGCCGTGGTGTCTGCCTTCTTGTCAATGTTGGTCTGTAGCGATGACCGCAGTGCTTCGTCTGCGGCCACCACCCAATCCTTGCGAACGGCGTGATCATTCAGTGGCGGCGGCGTGGCGGGCAGGCTCAGCGGTGCATTGACGGCGAACGTCGGCGCCACCGTGCCGTCGTAGCCAAGCCCGTGACTGCCGTCGCCAAACTTGAGTGTGCCGGTATTGGGTGCCAGCGTCAGTGCGTTGTTGAGTGTCAGCGGCCCGGTCATGGTATCGCCCGGCACGTTGACGTACATGGCGTCGGTGTCGGCCAGGGCGGCAGCCTGCGCCACCCACGGTCCCCACACGCCAGCGGTCTGCGAGCGCCAGTATTTGAGGTGCGAGGTGTAGCCTCGCGCTTCAAGTTGCAGGCTGCTGCCGGGAACGCCAAAGCAGATGCCCATGAAGATCTCGGTCGCATTGCCGCTTGTCGGCGGCGCATCGGTCGCACCGATATTGGAAAAGAACGTGCCGGGCAGGAATAGATAGTCGGCGTAGTTGGCGACCGGCCCCTGGTTGGCTATCTCGCCGCCCAGATTGATCATTGCGTCACGCTTGTTGGTTGCGCCCGTGCCACCAGCGACAATCGGTCGTGGCGTGTTCAGGTCTTGCTCCAAGTCGCGCAGGAAGCCGTTGTATGGCGTCGAAAGAACAGGCGTGTCTGGGACGCCGTCTGTGCCGCCGGGAACGCTGTAGTTCTGTGCGCCGTCGCGTGGCATTGGCTACTCCCAGTCGCTGGTTGTTTCGTCACGGCGGCGCGGATTGACAGTGATGCGAAGCGGATCTTGCTTCAGCAGCTCAAGCGTTACCGCGTCACGCATTGCCTTGGCGGTTGCCGGGCGTGATCCCGGCCCTGGCCCTGTCGGTGCGAGCCTCACACGCTCGTCGTAGAGCGGCGATCGGCGCGCTATGTTTGCGCTCAATTCATTGATGCTGCGGTCAGCTCGCCGGTTACCGGCAACGCGCAGCCCCCAGCCCAGAATGGGAGCGGTCGCGCCAATGGCGCCGCCAACATACGGATCGTCGCTGATGTACTTGCCTAACGCGCCGCCGCCAGAGCCAAAGGCAACCGCCGCAACCGGCCCGGCTGCACCGCCACCGCCGCCAAGCGTGGCGCTGGCGCCGCGCAGCAAGTTGGTGCCGAAATTGCCACGCGCAAATCGCGTCAGGTCATCGATCTCGGCAGGGTTGAACCCGGCCTTGGAAGCAGGGCTTTCGCCACCCTTTTGTTTGATGAAAGTGCGAACGCCTTTGCGTGTTTCGTTTTCGAGGTTGAGGCCGGAATGAGTTGCACCGGCACTGTTCCTGGCGTTGTTGATAATCTCGTTGACATCCTGGGTGCGCTCGTAGGCGGACCAGTTGTTGCGCGCACGTTGGGCTGCCCGCGCAGCGATGCGCGCCTCTCTCTCGCCGCCAGGGAGAACAGCACCCGGAGGTGGATTGATGATGAAATCGTCCAGCCCGCGCTTGACGATGCGCGCACTTTCTCGATCCGTCGCTGTAGCCTCCGTCTGCGGTATTCTGTTGAGGCCTTTGCGAACGAACTCAATAGACGCTGGATCAATGATGGCGTTCTGGCCGGTATTGATCTGACCTGGGACGCCGCCTCCGCGCATCTCGTCAAAGGCCCGCCATGTGGCGGGACTGTCACGCCAGTGGAAGCGGTCACGCAGCAGATCTGCTTCAAGGTCGTCGGCGTGTGCGCGGAAGGCACTTGGCTCGTAGGGCGCTCGGCTCGCCGCCAGTTGCCGATAAGCCGCATCCCCTGACCCATGTAGCTCTGCCTCCGTTGGCGCCACGGCGCGTGTAACATTCGGACGCGCTCCAAATGCCGCGCCACCGGCTGCACCTAGTGGGATGCCAAGGATAGCACCCAGCCCGGCGTTCTTGGCGTAGTCGGAGGCCTCGCCGGAATAGGTATTGCCTGCGCCTTGCAGCGCACCAGTAACGCCGCCGGTCAGGCCGTAGGCGCCAGCTCGCGCCAGGGCAGTGCTGCCGCCACGCGCAGCCAGCGCGCCTGCACCCAGGCCGGGGATCGCCACTGAGCCTGCGACATCGCCAACGATGGAAGCGTAGGGGCTGCGCTCACGCGCCTTCTCCGACAGCTTGACCTGTTCGTTGACGGCCTCGTCGTAGGTCTTAGGGCCGCCCTCGCCAGTGATCATGCTCTGGAATGTCGGCTTGCCGCCGCTATTCATGTAGCCGACAAAGCGGTCCATGTTGCCAAACGTGATGGCATTGGTGCCTGCGCGGATGGCATCGCCAATTGTCTCGTCGGCATAGCTCGCGGCACCCTTGGCAGTGTCCCACCAAGTGCGGTCCTTTGGCGGATCTTCTGGTTGCCAATCCTCGGCGGCCATTTACTCCTCCATCCAGTAGGAGCCGTTCCACACCCGTCTCGCGCCGGTCTTCTTGTTCACCCGCACGTCGCCAAACCCGCGTGGCTGTACGTCTCGCATTTCTTGATTGATGCCCTCCTGCTTGTCGGCCCCGGCAATGGTCTTGCGCTTCTCATGCCAATCGACCACCTCGCGGGCCGGGCCAAGGCTGCCGTGCAGGCTGTCGAGGAAGGCTTGCCGCTCCTCGGCCTTGAAGGCTGCGGTCTTTGGATCGTCGCCGTATTTCGGCAGCATGCCTCTGGCGTGATCCTCGGCCTCCTTGGGACCGTAGGCCGCGCCGCTGCTCGATCGCATGAACGCCAGCACGAAGTTGTTGGCGGCGGTCTTGGCGAGGCGGTAGTCGTCTGCCAGTAGCTTGTTGCCGACAAACGGCACCTTACCCAGCACCTCCTGCTGCGCGCCCTCGGCAAACAGCTTGTCCTTGCCCTTCAGCAGCTCATGCGCCGGTTTGGCCCAATTGTAGAAGGTCAGCGTCTTGCGCTGGTCTTCCGTCAGCTTGGGCGACGGCGCGACATCTGGGTTGGCACCGGCAATGACCGGCTTGATCCAGCTCTTGCTCACCGGGTCGTAGACCAGCTTGCCTTCGACATCCTCTGGCTTTGGCCGCTGCGCCTGCTCGATCTCCAGGCGTTCCTTCTGTTCCTTGCGGCGGCGCTCGGCCTCGTTCAGCTCCCACTCGCGCTTGGCCTTTTGCAGCTCAAAGTGCTGGTTGCGCTCGAATTGCCAGTCGGCGTTGCGGATCTCGTCGCGCTTCAGGCGCCGCTGTTCCAGCTCGGCGGCGGCAGCCAGATCGGCAGCCTTCTGGGCGTCGGACAGGTACGGGTTGTTTCTTGAACCCAGCAGCGCCCGCTCGCGTGGCGAGGCGTCTTCTGGCTTGGGTGGCGGCGACAGCGGCTTGATCTCTGGGAACTGCTTGTCATTGGGCGCAACAATCTGCTCCTGGCTGGGGAGCTGGCCGGGTGGGGCCTTCTGGATGCCGGTGTCGGGTGGCGGCGCCCCCACCGGCACGGTCTTGACCGGGCGCGGGCTGAAGATCGTGCCGCTGTCCA